GTTCCAAGCGTCGAGCATTTTTCTGTAAAGATGATCGGTCGCCCGAATAGGCTATTGGGTGGTCCACCAGCTGCGTTTGCTACAAACATGCCAGAGCCACCTGTACCCACTGACAGCGACATTTGTGCCAGCTGAGGAAACACATCTGGGTGCATCAGCCACACTGCGTTACCGTGTGATCGTGGTGCCATGCGAGACCACATTTTCACCGCGTTTTGAAAGGTAAACGTAGTTGCAGCTTGTCCAGTCTCTTTGGCCACACTGATGAGAGCATCGGCATTGATGATGCCTAACGGTTGTCCACCGCCCACGCCAGAGATGAAGCTAACATCTTCAAAGTATGCAAGAGCTTCACCAAACAACCGAACCAAAAGAGCTTCCATCGAAACGGCTGAATCTTGTAACAGCTCTTCGCTTGCGGTCGTGTATGCCACAAGTTTCTTCGCCGTCAAACTTACCTGGGCAAACGTCGGCTCACTTGCGGTGTATGATCCGCTCTCAGGAGTCCAGTATGCCTGTACGCCACCATGCACGTTCGATGCGTGTGTTGCATCGCGAATGGATGGTACGCGCATTGTCGATGCTGTCATTGGCATCTGAAACGCTCGTGGTCGAATCACGGCATCTTCGATTGCTTGTGATAGGAGCTGGGCGCGATATTCCTCACCGACGAGAAATCCGCCCTGGTCGCCTTGTGTTTCGCCAAGAACCTTGAGCCTAGAATCGATGTTGCCTTTATCGACGTTAGCAACGGCCATTGCGAATTCACCAAAACTCTTGAATGCGCCACCTGTCATCGATGCGCCAGCTGGTTCGTTCTTCTCAATCATTGCTGGTCGCGTTTCTTTCACAGCGGATTGTTTCATCCGCTCATCGACCATATCTTTTATTGTTTCCTTAAACGTATCTTCCAGCTGTTCAATTGATTCTGGGTTGAACGATTTTGGCTCTTCAGCCATCGTCTCCAGTACATGTTGTGCTGGCAACTCTTCAGTGATCTTTTCCTCAGTCGTCATAACACTTACTCCTTCTTGTACGCGCCCACAATGTGCTGGATCGCTCGATAATAATCATCTGGTTTGGGCTTGTTTGGTTTTGGTTTCTGCTCGTCGTCAGTTGCGGTTGCCGTTTCAGCTGTATCGATCATGTACATCATGTGTTCATTGACCGAATTGGCCACCTCGATCAGCTGGGTAATAATTCCCTGAAGCCGTTCAGTTTCTGATGCTAAATCTTTCACTCGATCAGCAACCAACGCCATGACACGGTTGGCCACCTCATCCAGCTCATCAGCTGTTTCGATTTGCGGTGATTCTGTTTTCCATTCAGCTGCGATCTGCTTTGCTATTGCCAAAGCATTTCTATTCGCTGGTATAGCGACCTGGCTGATTTCTAACAGTTCCTGTTTCGTGTACTCATAGCCACCGCTTTCGAGTCTCTTTGTATGCTCTGGATATGTACGAAATCCAACGCTAAATGCAGCCAGTCCATTTTGTGCCAGGGCGAATGCTTTATCAGCAAGATCATTTCCCTGGTTTAAAAAGTACTCAGCTTCTCCAACAACACTTTTGCCTTCGATTCTTACATCACGCCATCGCCCAATTGCTGAATCAATTGAATAATCATGATCGGCCAACATAATCGGCAGATCACGAAACGCTGCGAACTCCCACCCAGAAACGCGAATAATATCATTGTCGCGATCTGGTGACTCGTCACTGACTATTGCAGTTACAACACCCGATTCAATGTCAACTTCTTTGATCTCAGCTGCCGTCATCTTTGATCTCAACAACGGTGCCTTCATCTCTTCTGTTGTCATCAATCTTCTCCTGCGTAAAAAAAAACGCTCGCTACACGATTGCGGTTCATCGTGAAAGTCGAACGCTAAATGGTCACACGCTTGCTGCCACTGGTTTCAAGAACACTGTACAGCGATATGAAATTTTCACCAAGATAAAAAGAGATGACGTTTTTGTAAAGGTTTATTGTGACAACCCAGTTTCGTTTGATTTGTTAGACACAAAAAAACACCGCCGATATTGGCGGTGCTTTTCTTCTCTGTAGCGTTTTGTTCTTAATGTGTTGGTTTGTATCCAATGACATTATCGGCAGTGCGATATTCTTTTTTGTGAGTTGATCTGCGGTTTGCCATTTCCCAAACATCGTTCACAAATGGAATGCTGGCTCTGTTGAGAACTCCATTTGATTGGTTTTTTGCCAGAGCATAAAACTTTTTTCTCTTGGTCTCAAAACCCACAATTCGCAAAATGTGACCGCTTCCATACTCAGCTTGGAACCGAAAACCAATCGGAAACTCTGCACCCATGTTTTTTCCATTCTCAATTGCACGTTCATGATTTGGAACATAAAACGCAAAATTTAAAAATGCGATATCTGGGTAGTATTTCCCACCATCGATCATTGCTTCTAAGCCGTGACTTTCCGCAAATGCTTGCGCTACTTTGTAAAACTCCCTCTGGAGCCGTTCAACCCTGGCAGAATCTTGCCACTGCGTTTCGGTTTGCCATTCCATAAATGTTGTTATTTTTTCATTTTGCATTGTTATATCATCGCTTCCGCATGTTTTCTTATAACAACTCCTTGACGCACCATCCAGCCCCATACATTGGCCTTTGTTGTTCCAATTTCCTCAGCCACTACAGTAATCGAATTGTGTTTGTTGTAGAGATAAACAAGAATACATGTACCGCATTCAAGTGGTTCTTTTCTCCAATCGAATCCCACATGCTCGTGTGGCGTTCCATCAAGAGATTTGTATACACCACGACCATCACCGATTTTGCAAAACTTCATTCCATAATCGCTTGGTGGTATTCTTTCGTTTTTAAACCGTTCGATCATATTGCGATAACCTTTGGAGTTGATGACTTTTGGTTTGTTTCTGCGTTTCATATTCATCTCCTATCTATTTAATCTTGCTGAACCAGTTTGACCATAGAATGGTTCTGATGCTTGCTTCTCATATTGAAACTGTAAACGCTCGCGGTCTTCGTTGTCCTTGCGCAGTTGGTACCCATCACGATATGCAATCAGTCGGTAATACAGATCGCGTCTTGTTAAACCGAACTGCGATAACAAATCTGATGCTGCTGCTTTGGTTCGACCATATCGATGCGCATCATACTGTTTCTGGTAATTTTCCATATCGCCCACAATGGGTACCCATGTGTCTTCATCAATAACTTGCATCAAACCCTTACCCCATGTTTGGCATGTTAGCTTTTGATTTGTCAGTTCCATAATCTCGTTCCGCACCCGAATTACATCTGCATAAACAATCATTTGATATCTCCTATCTACTAATTGATCTACCAATTCAGCGCAACAAGCGCCGTGATAATAATCGCCCAGGTCACGTTTCCCAGCGTCAACATGTCATCCATATTTCCCCCTTCCCACTACTTCGACTGTTGTAACAATAATCCCAATACTGCCACAACAACTATAAAAATACAAACTGGGTTGAATACTAGGTTAATTAATGTTAGTCTTGTTTGTAACAAAGAACCAATGCAGCAATTATGTTAGGAGGTTCCAATGTTTGAATGTTCGATTCTTTGTCCCTGCGAATGCTCTGAGGTCGTCACGGCTGACATGGGCGACTTTCGCAGCACCACTGCCACGGTCGAAGCGTGCGCAAAGTTGCGAAAAGATGGGATCGTGTCCCAAACGATTCGCAAGTCTCTCGCGATGAGTCTTGAGATTGGCGAGACTGTCGCGATCCAGCCCCACAAAGACGCGCTGGTTTGGATGAAAATCTAACCAGCGTTCATATTAGATAGGAGAGAGCAGATGGAAGTAAACACATTCGTTCAAGGAAAGACGACAATCCTTAAAACCTTCAGTGTAAAAGGTTACAAATCATGGACTGGTCGTGAAGGAGTTGGAGCGCAAGCAACTCTTTATAAAAACGGTAAAAAAATCGGTTTAGTGACTGATGAGGGAAATGGTGGTGGAGTCAGTTTGTTTGGCATGACTGCTGCCAATTGGGAAATGGTTATTGATTTTTTAGGCACTCTTCCAGAATACCAGTATCCAGATATGTGGCTAGAACAATTTGGCGAAACTTGGGATGGGTCTGGAGCAATACTTAAATCAGATTTAATTTCTTGGACTCTTGATGAATTTGCTGACGTAATGTTAAACCGTGCAGAAGAAAACCATCAATTAAGAAACGCGTGCAAAAAAAATATTTTGGTGCGCTTCGATGGTGAAAACA